TGACAAGACTTCTAAGCAGATCAGAGACTCTATGTCAAAGTTAGTTGATAACTACACTGTTGATAGGGATATTAGGAAGGATGATCATCAATACTTGATATCTTACTCACTAGGTGGATACAACACCAGAGACAATACTGGTATCTGTTGGCATAACCCTTTTAATCTGAGGACAACATGAGCACAGAAGCTATGCAACTGGCGCTTGAGGCGTTGGAGGATGCAAACGATGTGGCTCGCATGGAATTTAGTGATGAAAATTACTACTCGGAAGCGATTAACGCACTGCGACAAGCACTAAAGACAGAGCAAGAGCCTGTGGCGTTTATTAATGTGGAAAAGCAAAAACTTGAGTGGGCCAAACTTACATCGTGGCATACGCCAACAATAGTAAACCTGCCAAAGATTCCACTCTACACCGCACCACCAAAGAAAGAATGGGTTGGGCTGACGGAGCGCGAGGTTGAATTAATTGACGAGATGATTGAAACCCAACTCCTTCACGCTGAACGATGCGACCACATGGCAAACAGCACTATGGCTCAAAAGCAAAAGGCGTGGGACTTAGAACGCGTCGAGCTACTACGCAAGCTAAAGGAGAAGAACACATGACACGAGAAGACATCATCCGCATGGCACGAGAGGCTGGGTGCAAACCATTCAGAAGCCCAGAACACTGGGACGATGTGCAAGTCTTTGCCACCCCCAATGTTCTTGAACGCTTCGCTGCCCTTGTTGCTGCTGCCGAGCGTGAGTCTGTAGCAGCATCAAGCAAGCGTGACTTGACCTGCGTCTGCGGTGCTGTGTGGGACGGTGAGCAGATGGTTCATGCACCACGAAAGCGTGAATGGGTTGGGCTGACGGATGAGGACATAGCAAAAGCAGTATCACACCTGTACGACAGCCAAACTGCTCGAAATATGGGGCTGAACGATGATGTCGTCACTGCAAGAGCCATCGAAGCCAAACTAAAGGAGAAGAACGGTGGATAGATACGACATTATCAAGATGGCGAAGCAGGCTGGGCTGCTGCCAATAGACATCGGCCCGACAATTGAAACGTGGCAGATGCGAAGAAAAGAAGAAAGCCTAGTACGTTTCGCCGAACTTGTTGCAGCGCATGAAAGAGAGGCGTGCGCGAATTTGCTCTTGAACGTAGACCTCAGCTCAATGAATGCTGACCATCGCTTGCAAAGCTGGACTGCGACGGTGCTGCTGAATTTTTCCGACGCCATCAGAGCAAGGGGTAAGCAATGACATACTTAGCCACGCACCAGGGTTGTGATGATTGCGGTAGCTCTGATGCTTTGTCAGTGTCAGAGAATGACAAAGGAGAAACATGGTCTCACTGCTTTAGCTGCGGTACAAATAAGAAATTGTCTACAAATGTTGATAACTTCCAACAAAATGTAACATCTAAGCCTAAAGTTGTACCTATGATTCAAGGTCAATATCGTTCGATACCAGTGAGAAACCTTAGTGCTGATGCACTGAAGGCATACAACGTAGTGCTTACTGATGATTACGAGGTAGTATTTCCCTATCATGATGCTGATGGAAAGGTAGCAGCATACAAGGTAAGGCATGAAGCTACGAAGACTGAATGCACCATCAAAGGAGATTGGAGCAAAGCTAATACATTGTTCGGACAACACTTATTTGCTAAAGGAGGGAAGAGCATTACCATCACTGAGGGTGAGTTTGATGCCATTGCTGTCTATCAAATGAATGGTATGAAGTATCCTTCAGTATCTATCCGTAATGGAGCACAGGCAGCACTAAAGGACTGTAAAGCCAACTATGAATATCTTGATTCTTTTGAAACCATTGTTATCTCTTTTGATGCTGATGAACCTGGGAAGAAAGCTGCTACGCAAGTAGCTGATCTATTCGGTGCTAAGGCTAAGGTTGTCAAGCATAGAGCACCATTCAAGGATGCTAACGATTATCTTAAAGAAGGAGCAATAAAGGAATACATACAAGATTGGTTTGCTGCTGAGACCTATGTACCTGATGGTATTGTCAACGGCTCTAAGCTGTGGGACGACATCAATACACCAGCTATTAAGTCTTCATGTAACTATCCCTTTGATGGCCTTAACAAGCTTACCTATGGCATTAGGAAGGGTGAACTAGTTACCTTCACTGCTGGATCTGGACTGGGTAAATCACAGGTGTTGCGTGAGATCGTGTATCATATATTGTGCAAGACAGATGACAACATTGGTTTGATGTTCCTCGAGGAGTCTACTGTCCGCACTGCCAAAGGCTTGATGTCGATACACGCTAACAAACCTTTACATTTACCTGATACAGCATATACAGATGAGGAGTTTAGAGATGCCTTTGAGCACACTCTTGGCACTAACAGGGTTTATCTTTTTGATCATTTTGGTAGTACGTCAATTGATAATATTTTATCAAGAGTCAGATTCATGTCAAAGGGATTGGGATGTAGCTTTGTGGTGCTGGATCATATTAGCATCATCGTCAGTGCTGGTGATGTTGGCGATGAGAGGAAAGCCTTAGACGAGATCATGACAAAGCTAAGGATGCTGGTTCAAGAGACTGGTATATCCTTACTGATTGTTAGCCACCTAAAGAGACCTGATGGTAAAGGACATGAAGAAGGAGCAGCAACATCACTAGGACAGCTTAGAGGCTCTGGTAGCATTGCACAATTGTCTGACATGGTTATCGGTATGGAAAGGAATGCACAGCATGATGATGAACGTGAACGCAATATCACCAGGATTAGGGTTTTAAAAAATAGGTTCAGTGGAACTACTGGACCAGCATGTAACGTCTTTTACAACCATCAAACAGGACGACTTAGTGAAGTTTTTGACGAGGAACTATAAAAAGTAGTTGACTTTTTCTGTTTTTCAGTGTACAATGGTAGTTTTAAGGAGCTACCATGCCTATAAAAAACAAAGAAAAGAAAGCAGAAGCAAACAGACGATACTATGAAAAACACAAAGAAAAATCTTTAGAGTATCAAAAAAAGTACTATCAAGTTAACAGAGAAAAGGTATTAGAAACTGTCCATGAATATAGGGAAAGCAATAGAGATCTAATAAGAGAAAGACAAAGACAAGAGTATCGTGAAAAGCTTGTGAAAAGACTGTACAGTTCTGCTAAGAGACGTGCTGAAATAAAAGGAATGGATTTTAATATCGAAGAATCAGACATTGTTGTTCCTGAAAAATGCCCTTTGTTAGAAATAGACCTTTTTGTCGGTAAAGGAAGCGTTCATAAAAACTCACCAAGTTTAGATCGAATTGACCCTAGTAAAGGATATATCAAAGGAAATGTAATGGTTATTTCTTACAAAGCTAACACAATTAAAAGCAATGCAACCCCGTCTGAAATATTAAGGCTTGTTTCAAATCTTATCAAACACATACACAAATGAACTCAATATCTGTAAATTCATATAGTATGACAAACGGCGGTTACCCTAGAAAAGAAAAGGTCCAGCCTGTAACGTCTACTACAGCCACACAACAGGAAGGTTATCAGAGGTCATCGAAGATGAAAACTTATGAAGATCTGATGGAACTAACTAAGAAGTTTGCTTTAGAACAACTTCGTACTGGTAGCTCATTAGGAGAAGTCATTAATGCTTTCAATGATACTGCTAAAGAGATGTCTAGCTTCAGTGATTACATGTATGCCATACAAGATGCTAACAGGAGACCATAGTGGCTGAAGTAACCAACCTTGTAGAGCATGAAGATGGTTCTGCTACCATTACCTTAGACTTAACTAACGAAGAGGCTAGGATACTGATACAATGGGCTATCAGGGAAGCTATCAAAGCTGGTATCAAAGCAGAGAAGGAGTTCAAATGGGATTCTTAGTCATGAGTATGAATGAAGTTGTTCAAGCAGCATGGGATGCTAAGCTCATTAGTGGCTACAACGTTGAGTACGTCAATATTGATGCACTGATGCGGTTTGCTGAAGAGGTCTCTAGGGTTGCTGTTGAAAACTATCAGGAAAGGGTATCTGATGTGGGCAATGGATAAGTTGATAGCAGAGCATTCAGAGTTAAAGAAGAAGTACGATACACTCTTAGAAGACTATCAGAAGTTGGTACACAAATATGAAGAGCTTAGTTCTGGACATCGAAACAGACATGAAGCAGAGTGTTATCTTTTGCGTAGTAACAAAGGATCTGACAACGGGTGAGGTTGTATGTCATACTCAAGCAAGTACACTAAAGCCTCTTATAGAGGACTACGACACAGTGATCGGACACAATCTAATCAGCTTCGACGGTTACCACCTTCGGAGATTGTGGAACATTACGATACCACTCAAGAAGGCCTCCGATACGCTCGTGCTGTCGAGGCTATGGAATCCCAGTATCGAAGGAGGTCACAGTCTAGAAGCATGGGGGAAAAGATTAGGGAATCACAAGATTGAGTTTCAAGACTTTACTGCTTTGACACAAGAGATGATTGATTACTGTATCCAAGATGTTAACCTTACTGGTGAACTTCATCGTAAACTATGTGCAGAATTGAAGGACTTCTCACAGCAAAGCATTGACATCGAACATACAGTACAGTTCATTGTTGCACAGCAGGAAAGACATGGATTCAAACTAGACATCCCTTTATGTACTGAGTTTATCTCTCAGTTAACTACGAAGTTATCAACCATTGAGGAGAATCTACAGACTATATTCCCACCGATCATCACTGAACGTGTTAGTGAGAAGACAGGTAAGAAACTAAAAGATCATGTTGAAGTGTTTAACCCAGGCTCCAGAGATCAGATAGGACGTAGACTGATATCTTTAGGTTGGAAGCCTGATAAGTTCACTGAGACAGGTAAGCCAATGGTGGATGAAGTTATCCTGTCTAAGCTGTCGTATCCAGAGGCTAAGGCAATGGCTGAGTACCTACTTATCCAGAAGCGTATAGCACAGTCTACATCGTGGCTAGAGCACGTTGCTGATGATGGTAGGGTACACGGTAAGGTCATCACTAACGGTGCTGTCACAGGGCGTATGACGCATCACAGCCCTAACATGGCACAGGTTCCTGCTGTCAATGCTGAGTATGGTGAAACATGCAGACAAGTATGGACTGTAGATCCTGGTCATGTCTTAGTTGGTTGTGATGCTTCAGGGTTAGAACTACGTATGTTAGCTCATTACATGAAAGATGATGAGTACACTAAGGAGGTGATCAATGGGGATGTCCACACTAAAAACCAACTCGCTGCTGGTCTTGAGAGTAGGGCGCAAGCAAAGACGTTTATCTATGCCTTTCTCTATGGAGCAGGGCCAGCTAAGATTGGATCGATTGCTCAAGGGAGTGCCGAGGAAGGAAAGAAACTCATCACCCGTTTCCTTAAGAATACGCCAGCTCTCAAGACACTTAAAGATAAAGTTAGCAGGTATGCAGAGAAAGGGTATTTACCTGCCCTTGACGGTCGTCGATTATGGGTACGGTCGGAACACGCAGCACTTAACACGTTACTTCAAGGAGCTGGTGCGATCTCGATGAAGCAAGGTCTGATCCACCTACATGAGTCACTGAAGAAACATAAGATACCTGCACACTTTGTGGCTAACGTCCATGATGAATGGCAGATAGAATGTCCTAAGCAGTACGCTGATGCTGTTGGTAAACTCGCCGTAGCAGCTATTGAGAAGGCTGGTGTTACCTTGGGTTTACGTTGTCCTCTAACGGGTGAATACAAAGTAGGAAACAACTGGAAGGAAACACACTGATGATTACCAACTTTGATGAGATTGATTCTCTTGTCGTAACTATTAAGATAGGAAAGGATGATGCTGGTTATGTAACGATGGATGTTCAGAGTGAT